GCGGCTGGACCCGCTGCTGTTCGAGATCACGACGGCTGGCGACGACAGACCGGATGGCGATGTACCAGTACTGCCGGCTGTACGCGGACACCGAGGCGTTGTCGGTCCTGCAGGAAGAAACCGGCGGGTCGATCGACCGGCTCGAGGAGAACTTGAGCGGCCTGGATGGCGCGGAGCTCGTCCAGTGCTTTCAGGAAATCACGAAACTCCGGCAGCTCGAGGCCCGCTATGTCGTCCAGATTCGGCAGGGTCGCATGGGGATCTTGCGGTTCTTGGTGGAGTTCGGGCACACGCCATCGGCGCGGGCGCGTGTGAAGTTGCCGGTCGGCTCCACGCCTGACGGTGACGAAGTCGCGCTGGGCAAACTCCTTGCGATCAAGTGACCCCGTCACCGCCTACGCCAAGCGCGTCTCGGCCGGTGAGATCCCGGCTGGCCAGTGGCATCGGCTCGCCTGCGACCGGCACCTGCGTGACGTGCGCGAGGGTGGGCAATGGGTGTTCCGTCCGGAACTGGCGGCGAAGGCTCTGGGCATCTTCGGCCTGTTCCGTCACTTCAAGGGGGAATGGGCCGGGACGCCCATCAAGCTCGAGCCCTGGCAACAGTTCGTGATCGGGTCGCTGATGGGATGGGTCGACCGCAAGACGGGCCGGCGGCGGTTCCGGAATGCGTTCGTGGAACTGCCACGCGGCAATGGAAAATCCACCGTCGCCGGCGGCCTGCTCGTGCTGTTCGCGTTCTTCTTGGGGGAGGGCGGCGCCGAGGCCTACTCGGTGGCGACGAAGAAGGACCAGGCGCGGATCTGCTTTCAGGCGGCCCGGCAGATGCTCCTGCGCTCATCGGCCCTCAAGAAGCACGTCACCATCGGCAAGTACAACGTGCACAGCCTGGCGACAGAATCGAAGATGGAAGCCCTCGGCGCGGACGCAGACACCCTCGACGGTTTGCGCCCGTTCATCTGCGTCGTGGACGAGGTCCACAAGCTGCCGAGCGCGAGCCTGATCGAAGTCATGGAGTCCGGCATGGGGACGCGGCTGGACCCGCTGCTGTTTGAGATCACGACGGCCGGCGACGACGACCAGAGCGTGTACGGCCAGCATCATCTGCTCAGCACGCGCGTGCTGGACGGGACGGTGCCGCTACCGGAGTGGTTCGCCTTCATGGCCTCGGCGGATCGGGATGACGACTGGACGATCGAGGCGACGTGGCGGAAGGCCAACCCCAATTACGGCGTGTCCGTGAAGCCGGAGTTCTTGTCAAAGGAATGCCGCAAGGCGCTGGCGAACCCGAGCGAGCAGGCCAAGTTCAGGCGCCTGTACCTGGGCCAGAAGGTCGCGTCCGTCGACAGTTACTTCTCGGTGAACGACTGGCGGGCGTGCCCACCGTTGCCGGACGAGGCCACGTTACGCCGCAGCCCGTGCTGGATTGGCCTGGACCTGTCCAGCTCGATCGACGTGACGGCCGCGCCGATCGTCTGGAAGCTGCCGAACGAGGAGATTGCCATTCAGCCGCACTTCTGGCTGCCGGCGGACAACCTCGAGGAGCGGGCACACCGGGATCGCGTGCCTTATCGGTTGTGGGCGGATCAGGGCCACGTCACGCTAACCGAGGGCAACGTGATCGATCGCGTGCAGGTCCGCAAGGACGTGGCGGCGATGGCGAAGGCGTGGGGCGTCCAGGCCGTCTGCTTCGACCCGTGGCACGCCCAGGAGCTTGTCCAGAACCTGCAGGACCAGGACGGGATCAAGATGCTGGCGGTCAAGCAGGGCTATGACCTGCTCAGCCCGGCGATGAAGTTGCTGCAGTCCACGATCCTGCAGCGGCGCGTCCGCCACGATCACAACCCGCTGATGACGTGGATGGTGGGGAACGTGGTGCCGCGGTGGGACGACAAGGGGAACGTCATCCCCAGCAAGAAGCGGTCGCGTGGACGGATTGACGGGCCGCAGGCCACGCTCAACGTGCTGCCGCAGTTCCTCATCCAGCCACAGTCGCCGCAACTGTTCTTCGTGGGAGCCAGTCGATGATGGAGACACCGAAGAAGCGCGGGCGCCCGCGTGTGAGCGAGCCACGCAGCACCGTCTCTACCTGGGTCACCGTGAGCCAGCATGACCGGCTCGTCCGCTTGGCTGACCAGCACGGGGTGTCCGTGTCCACGGTCGTCAAAAGCCTGGTGATGATCACCTTGCCCAAGGTGGAGCGAAAAGCTACCTAAAAGTAATACACCTGTGGTATGTTCCTTCGCGGGACATACTGACATGAGACAATCCGCGCCCGTGGCCAAAGTGAAACTCGACGGGTGGCTGTGTGAGCGGTGCGGGCACGAGTGGGTTTCTCGGGCCGCGACCGTCACGCCAGAGGTGTGCCCGAAGTGCAAGAGTCCGTACTGGAACCGACCGAGGCGCACGCCCAAGAAGCGGACGTGAATACGCCGAACCAAATAAAAGCGAAGCATCCAACGTAAGAAACAGCTAGGGAATCAAGGATGGCATGCAGCGAAGCAACGTAGACAACTACCCATATAAGGAGGGAAGAAGTGATGAAGAAGTCCACAGGCAAGACCACGGCCGACACCGCGTCGGCCGTGACCGTTCGCTACGACTCCGAATCCATCGCCAACATGGCGCTGAAGGTCAAGGCCGAAGGCTTCGTGCCGGCCGAGGACTTGAAGAAGGAGTTCGGCCCCGAGAAGTTCACGCGCGGTATCGCGGTGCTCTACCGCGACTTCCGCATGTTCCGCGAGGTGCGTCGGCCGTGGAAGGACGGCACCGACGTGCTCGGCTACGAGTGGGCGGATCGTCGGTTCAGCAAGTCCGAAGTGAAGAAGATCCCGGGTGAACTCGGATTCCTCGTGGACCTGACGACCTCGATGGCCCCGAAGTACGGCGACTTCCAGAAGGTCGTCGCCAAGTGCGTCTACACCACGGCTGCGCTCGGCGGCTGCCCGGTGAAGGACACGGACGGCAGCCCGCTGAACGCCTTCGAGCGCGACCACTCGGGCCGCGTGCAGATCCTGCGGTACAACCTCCGCGCCATGATCACGCCTGCCCTGGCGATGATCGGCAAGGAGCAGGCGCTGGCGCGTCGCATCGGCTTCAGCACGATTCGGCTGGAGACGAACGGCAATCTGTCGAAAGTCGAGCGGCCCGTGAACGACCACGGGCAGGGGAAGGGCTTCTGCCGCAGCGAGAAGTTGGCCGACGGGACGCCGTTCACCATCGAGGCCATGATCCCGACGTCCATCCTCTCGGTCGCGGAGTACTTGCAGGCGCTGAAGTTGGCCGGAGAGACGGTGGGCCTGTCGCCGGGACGCTCGGCAGGATTCGGGGACTTTGAGGTGCTGTCCGCTGACGCGGCGTGACGCAGCAACCGATTCACCAATACACAGATTGAATTAGAGAGTCAGGCACCCATTGACCGAATAACCCAATCATCGAGCCACAGACTGAAACAAGCCATCGAGTCATTGATGCATCGAGTCAAGCACATACGCATGGAATTAGTTAGCGAAGCAGAGAGGAACACATGACAGCCACCGCCCAGACTTCAGAACCCCGCACATGGTCAGTGAACACAGCCCACGTCCGCAAAGCGATTGCCTTCATCCGAAAGCACAAAGGCGGCGTGACCGCTGACGAGCTGGTCGCGTGGGATCTGCAGAATGGGCGGCGGCTGTTCGAGTGGGACGACGACACCGCCGCGGTGCAGTGGCGGCTTCAGCAGGCCCGGGTCTTCCTCAACCAGTTCCGCGGCATGTTCGACAAGATGCGGGTCCGCGCGTTCATCCACGTCCGCGAAGACGCCGACGCGCTCATTGAGCGCAGCTCGTACGTCTCGGTCGAGGACATCGCGGCACACCCGGGTATGCGCGAGCAGGTGATCGCTGACATCGCCAAGCGGATGAAGACCTTGGCGTCAGAGTTGAGGATGTGGAAGTTGTCCAGCCAGGAGCAGGCCGACCTGTTCGGGCAACTGCGAGAGGCCCTGTCCTCCAGGGCGAAGATCAAGCACGAGGCCGCGTAGGCCGAGATAAATCAGCCATCGAACTATCGAATAGATCGAGCGAATAAGCCACAGACGGATCAATAGACCGACGAACTGACAGCCAGCGACCGACCTATTCAATCAATTATCGAAGGACCGATTGATTGACCGGCGTGGGCCTTCCAGCTCACGCCGTTTCCATTTCCCCTACTAGACAATTCTGATTGCGTCCGCACCCGTTCAACCTGAACGTGGTGGATCGCGCCTACGCGCTTCTGCACGTCAAGCAATTCGACAAGACCGGCCGCAAGTTCTCCGGTGTCGCGACGACGCCGACGCCCGATCGCGTCGAGGACGTGATCGAGCCGAAGGGCATCGCGTTTGCCCGCGAGATCCCGCTCCTGCTGTTCCACAACAGCCAGATGCCCGTCGGCCATGTGCGTCTCGGACCTGTGACCGAAGATGGCGTGGGCTTCGAGGCCATCATCCCAGAGGTCACCGAGGACGGCGAGGTCAAGGATCTCACCGACAAGGCCGCGCACTTCGTCAAGTACGGCCTGATTCGGGCCGTCTCCGTGGGCTTTCGCGCGCTGTCCGACGGCGTCGAGCACATCAAGAACGGCGGCCTGCGCTTCCTTAAAACGGAAGTGTTGGAAGTCTCGCTCGTGCCGATTCCGGCCAATGCCGAAGCCCTGATTCACACCGTCAAGTCGTTCGACTCGTCCGACCTCGCCGCGTCCGGCATGGGGTCGGCAGTCGTCGCACGTCCACCCGCCGGCGTTTCGGCCTCGCCCGTCGTGAAAGTCCGACAGGAGCGACAGCCTGTGAAAACCATCACCGAACAGATCAAGGACTACGAGGCCACCCGGGCCGCGAAGTCCGCCCGCATGACCGAGATCATGCAGAAGTCCGCCGACGAGGGCGTCACCCTCGACCAGGCGCAGTCCGACGAGTACGACGGCCTCGAAGGCGAGGTCAAGGCGGTGGACGAGCATCTCGTCCGCCTGTCCCGGCTCGAGGCGAGCAACAAGGCCCAGGCCGTCATCGTGAAGGGCACCAGCCCGATCGAGGCCTCGGCCTCGCGTCAGGGCTTCGCCCAGGTCAGCGTCCGCGAGAACACCGAGCCCGGCATCGCCATGGCCCGCGTCGTCATCGCCAAGATGGCGGCCTACATGGAGTTCCGGAAGGGCAACTTCGTGTCGGCAGCCGACCTGGCCGAGAAGCACTACCGGCACGACCCGCGCGTCGTGAACTACCTCAAGACGGCCGTCGCGGGCGGCATCACGACCGACACGAACTGGGCGACCGAGCTGGTCGAGCCGGTCACGATGGACTTCATCGAGTACCTGCGGCACAAGACGATCATCGGCCGGCTGAACCTGCAGCGCCGACCGTTCAACATCCGCACGCCGCGGCAGACGACCGGCGGGGCCGGGTACTGGGTGGGAGAAGGCAAGCCGAAGCCGCTCACCAAGTTCCACTTCGATGCGGTGACGCTGCCGTACACCAAGGTGGCGGCGATCTCCGTCATCACGCAGGAACTGGCGCGGTTCTCCAACCCGTCCGCCGAAGCGATCGTGCGGAACCAGCTCGCGGCGGCCTGCCAGGAGCGGCTCGACACCGATCTGATCGATCCGGACAAGGCGGTGTCCTCGGGCGTCAACCCGGCGTCCCTCACGAACGGCGTCACGGCGCTGACCTCGTCGGGCACGGCGGCGGCGAACGTCATCACGGACATCCAGAACCTGATCGAGCAGTTCATCCTGAACCGGCAAGACCCCTCTGGGCTCGTGCTGGTCATGCCGAACACGCTCGCGCTGGCGGCGTCCCTGATGCTCACGACCAACGGACAGGCGCAGTTCCCGGGCCTGACGATGAACGGCGGCAACCTGCTCGGCATCCCGGTCGTGGCGTCACAGTACGCGGCGAGCGGGGCCAGCTACGGCAACATG